ATCAACTCCAAACGTTCAATGACGATGGGCCGCCAAAACTCAGCCGACCACGAATCCCCGGCACGGAGGGCAAACAAATACGCTTCGAGGACCTCATTCGTCGCCGCCCTCAGAATCCGCAAGTCCACGCGCCCGGTCCTCCAACTGTTTCAGAATCTTCTTGTCAGCACCGGCCTGTTTAGCGTGAGCCCATAAGACGCGGAGTTGTTTTACATCTTCAATGCTATCCGCCTCTGCCAACCAGTCTCGATTCTCAACGCGCTCAACCTTCTGCATTTCCTCACGGGACGCACGCTTATTACCAGACAGGTTCATATTTGCGAGCGCACGTCCGATCGCAGACGTTTCACCTAGTTCGGCTTTCCATTCTGACTGTGGCCCACCCTCACGCTCGGAGGCATAACCCGTGGCCTTAGGTAGGTCCGCAGCCTGATCTCCCTCTGTGAGGTACACGAAGGCTTTGAATAGCCAAGTGCCCTCCGTCCCAGCGACCACACAATCCGTGATAATCCGGCCCGCAGGGTGGTTGTCATAGAACCGCTTTATTCTTTGCTCAACAGTCTCGTAAGCATTCGGATCAAAACGTCCTGCCATTAGTTCATTCCTTTCGTCCAACGGTTCACCACAGCACGAGTCACACCAAACAACTCCGCAATCTCACGCCGCTCAAACCCCAACATAAATAATTTCCGCGCACGAATCATGCAATAACCCTCAACCCGTTCCACTTGAATCTGAGCCTGCCGAAAATCACGGCCCAGTTTCACGACCTCATCACGCACCAGATTCTTCAACCTGGTCTGCTCCCACGCCTCCTCCAACTCGTCCAACACGTCACGAGTAATGTCATCCACCTGTAATTTCATTACTGTTCTCCTCTCACAAAACGCCACAGCCGGTCAGCCGTAACCCTCAAATCCGTAATCATCTCCTCATCACGAGTCACAATCCCCGTCTTAGGTTCAAACCATTCCGGCACAAACTCACCATCCACCTCACCCCGCAACAGCCAGGCGACCACACATTTCTCCGCACCAGTCACCCACAGTTGCCATTGAATCTGACGACGATACCGAACCGGCAAACGATCCACCGTCTCCCAATCCTTACCCGTCGTCTTATATTCACCAATAATCCCCCGCTGCGAAATCCCATCCGGGGTAGCAAGGTGGTGGGCATAGTCGCCGCGAATCAACCAATCATTCGGATCGACCCCATATTCCACCTGCACATAATCCGACATGAGCATTTCCCACTCACGACCAAACCGCATATACGGGTTGTCCGGTTCCCGATGTTCCGTCAGAAAATCCACCGCGGCCTTCTCAAACCCCGCCGGAGTTGAAGCAGTTGCCACCTGAGTGGCCGTCACACCATAACGGCGGGCGTTAAGCCAACCCTCACGATCCGCAGACTGCGACACGATAAACCGACTCTTAGGAATCATTCGCCGTTAAACCCCTGCCTCAAATATCCGGCCACATCCTCCAGGGCAAACTCAGCCGACGACTCAACACCACCCGCCACCGTATATTCAAACCCGAGTTCGTCCCAAGACCGAATCTCCCAACCCCAGGACTCCTTACCGTTCCTCCGGCTCACATTCACACTAATCGTCCATTCCATTCCACAACCTCCTAAACTAGAAACCTATGCTCAACCACCGACATCCAACGAGCGACCTTCTCCTCAAAATCGAGACAGTCGGGGAAGTACCCTGCCAACGGTTGCCACAAGTGTTCTTCCCGGAAGATTTGCCAGACCCCGAAATCCGCGCTAAGTCCACCCAGACGGCTCAGGAACTCTGCGCTACCTGCCCCATCCGCCGCGACTGTCTGGACTATGCCGTCGAAACCGGACAGGAATACGGCATCTGGGGAGGAGTCGTCATTAGAGACCACGTTTCACGTCCTGACGCATCACCATCATCCAACCCGTAAACAGGACCAACAGGGCAAGCAAGTCGCCACCGTTGAACGCATAATCAGTGAACGCGAAATAGCCTCCACCGACTGCACCCACAGCCATCACTATCCAACCCACAGGATCACCACCACTGCGAGAATCATTCCGAACGCTGTGCCGATAAACAGGCCAGACAACCACCAAACCGTGTTCTCCCGGTCACGCTGTTTGCGTGCCTCTACACGGCCACGATATGTGTCGAACTCTTCCTGTGCTACTACTTGTTCATTCTTAAAGAAACCCACCGTGGGCCTCCTCTCCTGGTTAGGTGTGTCTCAGTGTACACACAATGAGCACTGGTGTACAGTATTTCGTATGACATTTTTCATCGAAGAGGGAATCGAAACCCTAGACACCATTGCCCAACGCCGCACGTTCGCCCTGGAACGGGTCGAACAACTCACCGGGGAACTTATACGGGAGGTTCAGGACGAGGCCGCGCGAGGCACCACCGAAGTCGAACTAGCCCGACGTGCCGGAGTCACCCGACGCACGATCCGTAACTGGTTAGGGAAATGAGAAACCCCCCACCCGAAGGTGGAGGGCCCCCCTACCAAGAAAGGACGAAACGCAGAATCAGGCGGTTCCTCTTAGGTCAGCCTACTACTGACACGACTCACATTGCAACATATCCATAGGATCAAGCGGCACGTCCACGCCGTCAATCCGTTCTATCGAATCAAACGGGTCACTCATCGTAACCAAGAACCGAAGTGAGCAGAGACACAATCCCAGCCAACGCGGCCACACTGACCACGTTCAACCAGTCCACATCAAACACGCCCATCGCGCCAACACCAATCGTCGCCAACGCTGCCTGCGCCACAGTTTTCACGGCACGCTCACCCGCATAATCCCAATACTTGACCAACTTATCCATCTGAGTTTTTCCCTCCACTATGCATTGTCTTGTCTTCCCAAACAGCCCCGAAAATGTAACTCGTCAAAATGAGACTGATCAACGCTACGCCCCCCGTGACGAGATCGCCAACACCCACACCCATCCCAGTCAAAGTAGCAACAGTACTACCAAGCAACATCACCGCGCCAATAACAAACGAGGCGAGCACATACCTACGCCGGTTCTTCCACGACGGTTTACTCATCAAATATCGCAGCCCCTTCAAATACCCGTCAAATAGTTGCCGAATCATGCGCCAAGACTGAACGAGAACACGCCCACGATTGCACCAAGCAGACCGAGCGCACCGAAAACCCAACCCGCTTTCTGCTCCAGTTTCCTAATGCGAGCCTCATGGTCATCGACCTTCGCATCCGTGTCCGGCAACGAATCCGCCAACCGTTCAACAAGTTTCGCCACCCGGATCAGTTCGTTGTAGAGTTCGCGTGTCGTAATCCGCACCCCGTTCGTTCCGTTGTCGTCACTCATTTCCGGCCCCTCAGAAAACTAAACACCGCACGCACGTCATCCGCCTTGTAACGGCCTGAAATCCCAAAGTTAGGCATAGGCACCCACCTCCGGGGTTTCGGCGCTGAGACCGGCTCCTGAGGCTTCTCAGGCTCGTCCACCGCGTACTTGCCCTGGAAGTGAGGGACCGGATCTACCGTGTCGCCCCACTTCCTGCTGCGCCTCAATTCCATGTGGAGATGTGGTCCGGTAGACCTGCCCGTGCTACCCACATGCGCCACGAGGTCACCGGCCTTCACCTGCTCGCCAACTTGCCGGTGAGACGGTTTCTGCAAATGATAATAAACCGTATGCCAATCATCCTCATGGCGAATAATCAACACGTTCCCACCAGACGCACCCGAACCCTTATGGGCAATCGTTCCATCCGCACCGGCGATTAACGGTGTGCCGGTAGGTGCTGCCACGTCGATTCCGTGGTGGAACTTAACTTTTCGGGTGATGGGGTGTTTGCGGGGTCCGTAGGGTGACCGGGCGTTAATCGTGTACGGCTCGGGCCAGGGTTCGTAGAGTTTCATTCACTGACGACCCATTCACCCGCAGACTCATCCCAGGTGTAATCTTGCCCGTCGTCTGGCATATCCACCGGGGCAACCCATAGACACGTCGTCTCGTCCAACACCCACGACTCGAACGGCTTAGGCGGAATAAACGCATCCCGGCCTTCTTCATAGGTGTAACCAATCCCGGCATAGTTACAACGCAACGGTTCGCCGCCCAGCGTGTGGACACCGCCTCGTGTGTTGTAGGAAGTCTGAACCCAAGTGCCACCAAGGTTAGTTTCCAGCCAGTCTTGCTGGTCGTCATCCGCGACCACCACTTGAGTCACACGACCCTTATCGTTTACTTTTGCCCAGTGTCCCATTAGACCGCATACCTCACAATTACAATTCCAGAACCGCAGAGCCACCCGTAGCCGCATTTTCACCGCCACCACCGCCACCACCAGTATTTGCGTCACCGTCAATAGGTGTTGCACCGCCGGTTACGCCGTCGGCTCCTCCGCCAGCACCGCCGGTAGAACCATTTGCGGCACCACCGCCTCCACCACCACCGGCGTAAAAACCAGCGTCGCCGCTAGAAGTCGCCGTTGCAAAAGTAGAAAAATCTCGCCCGTCCCCACCATTTCCTCCGGTGGTGCCTGTGCTGTCGGCTCCAACCGCGCCAGCACCCCCGCCACCTGCACCATTCGCCGTGGAATCAGAATCGCCGCCATTGTTACCTTGAGTGCTAGTGCCGTCACCACCGTTTTTCGCATAGCAACCACCACCGCCAGACCCACCCTTGCCGCCAAGTTCTTTC